CTCGCTGATAATCTGCGCATCAGTTACGGTGAAGGTGCTCTGCTGCAGCTTGCCCGTATGATTTTACGCGCAGCACAAAGATATCCTCTAACGGTGATGGGCCAACCTACGCCGACATTGGATCCTGCAGCGCGGCTTTCATTGAAGTGGCCACGCTGGTACGCGCCAACCGCGGACGATCGCCAAAAGGACGCGCTGACACTCTCGACGTTGGCCGCCGCTGGTCAAATCAGCCGCGAGACGGCCGTGAAATCCATCGCAGACACATACGATATCGCGGATGTGGCGGATGAACTGGCACGCATTGCATCGGATGAGAAATCGGAAAGGACAATCTGATGTCGAATTCTCCCTTGCATGCAGCTGAGGATCCCAACACCGCACTCATGGTCGAGCTGCGCGCGCGCGCCGACTTGCTGGAGCGCCAGCTGACCGAATTGCAGCGCCATACTGAAGGTCGACTTGTGCGCTCCGAGCTGAAAGCTGAAGCTGTACGCGCGGGGATGATCGACTTGGACGGGCTTCGCCTGATCGATTTGCCGGCACTGAAGCTTAATGAGAGAGGCGAAGTCGAGGGGGCGGCTGCGCTGATGCAGGATCTGCGGAAGAGCAAACCCTGGCTCTTCGCGGCTGCGCTTCAGTCCTCTTCGTCAAATCCATCCAACCCGCCTCCGGCTACGCCACCGAAGCAGAAGATGGCCACCGAAATGACCGACGCAGAGTATCGCACGGCTCGTGCGGCCATCCTCAAGCAACGGCGCTGATACCGCTCGGCCCCGGCCGAATTTGTGATTCGAAGGAGCAATACCCGACATGCCCATCCAGAACTTCCCCGCGGCGTTGCAGCCAATCATCCAGCAGGGTTTCCTGGAGCGCGAATTCCAGCAGGCATTGCGCTCGCGCCTCGGTTACCGTGCTTGCGCGGATCGCGAGACTGTTGCCGTTGGCATCGGTGAGACGCTCACCAAGACCCGTGCTGGCCTGAAGCCGACCGTCACGACGCCGCTGGCACCAGCCACCAACACCAACCTCGACAACGGCCTGACGCCAACCAGTTGGGGTGTTGAGCAGTATACGCTGTCGATCAACCACTACGCAGCCACCACCGACCTCAACATGGTGACCAGCCGGGTCGGTATCGCCAGCCAGTTTCTGCAGAACGCTTACGTCAATGGCGAGCAGGCCGGGCGTAGCCTTGACGAGATCGCCCGTAATGCGCTGTTCAATGCGTATTTTGGCGGCAACACATCTGTGCGAGTTACACTCACCTCCGCAAGCGCGAGTCTCTCGGTCGACGATGTCCGCGGCTTCCAATTCGTCTTCGTGAACGGCGTGCAGACCGCAGTCAGTGCGACGAACACGATGCTGGTGACGGTCGGCGGCGAAGCCTATACGCTCATCGGGGCTTTGGCGGATGCCACCAGCGTGTCGACGGCGCCAAACGGCGTATCCGGCGCTCTGACTTTCGCCACCAGTGTTTCCGTCGCCGACGGTACTGCGGGCAACACCGTCACGGCAGCCACGGCTTCGGTGATCATCCGCCCGTCGCAGCGCGGAAACACGAGCCAACTGGTTGCGGGCGATACGCTAACCATGGGCAATCTTCTGGACGCGGTGTCGAAGCTTCGGGTGAATGCCGTACCGGAGATCGATGGTGTCTACAACTGCTATTTGGACCCGGTATCGGCCCGGCAGCTCTTCGCGGATCCCGACTTCAAGCAGCTCTTCCAGGGCGCAACCTCGATGAACCAGGTCTTTCGTCAGGGCATGGTGAATGGCTTCCTGGGCCTCCGCTTTATTCCAACAACCGAGGCATTTGTTCAGACGCATCCCACGATTCCCAGCCTGCTGGTTCGCCGCCCCATCATCTGTGGCCAAGGAGCCCTCATCGAGGGCGATTTTGCCGGCATGGCAGCCGACGATGTTGCACCTGCAGACTCGATTGTAACAATAGTCGACGATGTCGCGATGGTCACCCGTGAGCCGATCGATCGGTTGCAACAGATCATCGCTCAGTCCTGGTATTGGATCGGCGGGTTCTGCACGCCATCCGACACTACAACCAACTGGATGACGGTCCCGACCGCGACCAATGCCGCCTTCAAGCGCGCGGTGATGGTCGAACACATCGGCTGACAAGGCGGTTCCGCGACTCTGGATCCCAAGGAAATCACACCACAGGACGGAGCAGTTATGGCCAACGGCTCAATCATGCCATTCCGTCCCACCGGGACGATATTGGCATCGGCTACGACAGGATCGAGGTATGTGGCGCTCGCCGGCGGTGGCGACTCGGTCGTCGTCACGAACACGACCGGATCGCTCGCCTATGTCAGGTTCGGATCGGATGCGAATGTCGTAGCGACTGTCGCTGATATGCCGGTGCTGCCCAACTCCCGCGTCATGCTCGGTGTCAATTCTATCATCGGCTATGCGGCGGTGGTACTGGCAACAGGTGCGGGAAGCGTGTTGTTCACGCGCGGGGACGGGTCATATCTCTAATGTTCCTCGACTCCGAAAAGACTGACATCCGACGGTTCTGTGGTTACCCCGCCTATGGGGGCACCGCGGCGGGGTTCGAGAACTGGCGCTTTTATCAGGCCTACGGGTTGTTGGAGTTCCGGATGAACAACCTGTCTGCCGCTGAGGAAACTGTCGTCAGGCGATACCTGGCTAATCTCAATGTGCTTGAGGTGGCAGTTCCGATCGCGGCGCAAAATCTTGATACTGATCAGGCAGCCGTCTGGACGCATAACCGCGAGGAGGTTGCCGATCGCACGGCACTGCTCGACGACTGGCGGCGTCGGCTTTGTTCGTTCTTTGGGCTACCGCCGGGCGCGGGCCTCGCTTCCTCCGGCATCACGCTGTTGGTCTGAATGTCATTCGACCACATCCAGGACCGCATCCGTTGGGGGCTCAATGTTGCCGCCCGAAACATCGGGTCATCGACTGATGCCTACAGGCCATCAGGCATCGCCATGCCGATCGCGCCAACCAACCGGTTTCTGCGCCTCCATGCCGCCTTCAGTAGCCCGGATAGCCGATTCCTGAAGCCCAGCGGCTATGGATCCTCCATATGGCACGGCGTCTTTGACGCTGCCTACACGCAGGTCGGTGACTATCTGGTACAGAAAGGGAATATCTGGTTCATTGCCGCGCAGCAGGACCTGCTCCCCCTGCTGTGCGTCAAGGCCGACCGCATCGTGTCATTCTCACGTCCCGACGCACCCTCCGCCACAGGTGTGAATGGTTATAGTGGCGTCACGGCTGACGCCAACACGCCTCTGCTAACGGACTGGCCCGCCAGTGTTCTGGGGGTTGGTGGCTCGGGACAGCCCAGTGCGGATCTCCCGTCGGACCAATCTGTGCCCTATTGGACTGTGCTGCTGCCAGCCTACGGAAACGTCATTCTCTTGCCGGCCGATCGGATGCAGGATGATTTGGGGCGAAATGCCACGGTTGCTGCAGCCGAGCTCACTTCTCTCGGTTGGCGTATAACCGTTCAGCAGACGAGCACCTGATGGCGGATCAATCTGACGTGGAGAACGAGCTCGTTGCGCTCGTCTCTTCGGCGCTATACCCGGGCGGTACTGGCTCCAGCAGTGTCCCTGGCCCTGTCTGCCGTATCTATCGAGGATGGCCGAAGGCAGCGGCACTTAACGCCGATCTTGCGGCCGGCCGGATAAACGTCACGGTCTTTCCTGCGGGCTCGGAGATGCGCAACACAACGCGCTATCCGAGTGAATGGACGACAGCAGAATCAGCACCCACATTAACGGTAGCCGTCGCCGGATCTGTCGTCACCTTCGGTGGCTCGGCGTCTTCCGCCCAATTGGCTGGTGTCCGCGTTGATGGGCGCAGCTACGCATATCGGACTACGGCAACTGACACGCCATCCTCGGTCGCTGCGAATATCGCAACTTTGGCACGCGCCGATGGGGCCGTGGTGCAATCATATGCCACGCTTACCTTTGAAAATGCCGGTGAAGTACTGGCGCGCGTTGTCGCCGATGCGTCGGGCCTTATGGAAGTTCGCCGCCAAACGCAGGGGTTTCGAATCATCTGCTGGTGTCCTTCGCCGTCGCTGCGCGACACCGTGGCGGTTGCGATCGATACGGTGCTAGCTACGGTGCACTTCATAACAATGCCGGATGGCACTGCAGCCAGGCTTATATTTTCCGGAAGCACCGTGCTCGACCAATCTCAGGATGCCATCTTGTACCGCCGTGACCTGACCTACGCGGTGGAATATGCGACGACGATTACTGCTGTGCAGCCTTCTATGCTGTTTGGCAGTCTCGGTCTGAATGCCGCGAACTTTATCGCGTAAACCGGAGATATCATGGAATTGCATCTGGTCGTTGTGAAGCCGTTCAGCGGCTTTGCGAGGGGCGACGCTGTCACCGATGAAGGACGCATCGCTGAGATCCTGCGCGGTGAGCAGGCGGCCCACGTCGTACGCGTTGTCGTGCCATCGCAGAAGGAGGGCTGAGTCATGCCCATCGTCCAACAGGGAAGCATCAACACCACAGCCCTCGTGGTACCGGATCTGTACGTGCAGATCGTGCCACCTCAAAATCTCGTCCTCAACGGTGTTCCGACCAACGTACTGGGTGTGGTTGGCACTGCGCCATGGGGACCGATCGGCCAGCCCGTTATCGTCGCGACGATGTCGGATTACGCACAGACGTATGGCCCTATTATCGCGCGCAAATATGATATGGGCACGCAGGTCGCGACCGCGGTTCAGCAGGGAGCGCAGAATTTCCGTTGCGTCAGGGTGACGGACGGAACCGACACTGCTGCGCAGGCTGCTGTCACTGGCACAACGTTCATTTTCACCGCCCTGCATACCGGGTCGTTGGGCAACCAGATAGTATTGACCATGGGTGCCGGGTCCCAGGTGAATACCTGGCGGCTGACAGTGGCACTTCCGGGTCTTGCGCCCGAAGTGTATGATAACATTGGTGGCACTGGTGCCAGCTTCTGGACGGCGCTGGCGTCCGCGGTCAATCAAGGCCAGGGTCTGCTACGCGGTCCATCACAGCTGATTATCGCCAGCGCCAATGGCACAACAGCTGGCCCCGCTGCCTTCTCGCTCAGTCTCGGCACTGGTACTTCCGGAACCGACGGCGCGACCAGCATCACTGCCGCGACATTGATCGGGTCGGATGTCCTGCCCCGCCACGGAATGTATGCCCTACGCGGTCAGGGCTGCGGGATTGCGTTGCTCGCCGACGCTGACGATCCCACACAGTACACCACCCAGGCGGGATTCGGTCTCGCAGAGGGCATCTACATGATGCTGACGGGGCCGGCGGGCGACAGCATTGCCGACGCCGTTAGTCTGAAGCAGCAGGTTGGCTTGGATTCTTACGCGGTGAAGCTGATGTTCGGCGACTGGCTGTGGTGGTCGGACCAGGTTAACGGGACGGTCCGCCTGGTCTCGCCTCAGGGCTTCGCCGCCGGGCGCCTCGCGAATCTCTCACCCGAGCAGTCAAGCCTGAATAAGCAACTCTACGGTGTTATTGGCAGTCAAAAATCAGGATTGCCGGGATCTGGTCAGACGACCAGTTATTCCTCGGCGGATCTTTCGGTGCTGCTTAGTGCTGGCATCGACGTGATTGCCAACCCGCAGCCTGGCGGCAGCTATTGGGGAGTTCGTGGAGGGCATAACTCCTCCTCCAATGCTGCCGTGAATGGCGACAATTATACCCGCCTGACCAATTACATTGCCGCCACACTGGCCGCTGGTATGGGTCAGTATGTCGGCATGGTGATCAATGCAAATCTGTTCCAGCAGATACGCTCGACACAGCTCAGTTTTCTACAGAACATGCTGAGTCAAGGCCTGCTGGGTAGCACCGACGGCGGTTTGCCGTTCAATGTCGTCTGCGACACTTCCAACAATCCGCTGTCGCGTACCAGCCTCGGCTACGTCCAGTCGGATGCTCAGGTTCAGTATCAGTCGATCAACGAGAAGTTCATCGTCAACATTGAAGGTGGCCAGACCGTACAGGTCTCGGTTCAGACGCTGCCAAGCGGGCAAACGTCATAAGGAGATCAGACAATGGCACTGAACAACTTCTCTGTCGGCCGCGACACGCAGCTCGTGGTCATTGGGGCTTCCGGCCGGATCGACCTGTCGCACGTTACCGGCTTTGAGGCACGTCAGCTGACACAGTCGGTCCGCGTGGACCGGCTGGACGGCAAACAGATGGGCACGGAGCTGCCGAAGGGATGGGAGGGTAGCTTCGACATCGAGCGCGGCAATTCTGCGGCTGACGATTTCATATCCGCAGCCGAGCAATCTTACTACAACGGTAGCCAGCCAGTACTCGGCACGATGTATCAATATATCACCGAGACGGACGGATCGACTTCGACGTTCCAGTATGACAGCGTTACTTTCCGTCTCTCAAGTGCTGGTCAATGGAAAGGCGACTCGAGCGTCAAGCAGAAGCTCGACTTCTTTGCCTCCCGTAGATTGCGGATTTAGCGGAGGATAGCCGATGGGACCGACATCGAGCATCCTTGCCGCCGCGGCGGTTGATCGGACAGCTCTGACGGCCGACGGTACGCGACTGACCCTTCGTCGGCTCAACGCGCTTGACAAGTTGCGACTGTTCAAAGCAGCTGGTCCAAGCTTGGCTCAAAACGAGCCATGGCTCGGTATGGCGCTCCTCGCGTCGTCGGTTGTCGCAATAGACGATGTGCCGGTGCCACAGCCGGCGACCGAACCGCAGATAGAGGCGATGGTTGCACGGCTCGGCGACACCGGCATTGCAGCTGTCGCTGCTGCCTTGCGATCCGATGCAGCCGAGCAACCTGCCGATCTGGCGGCCAGCGCGGGAAACTAAGCAGGCACCCCGATCTGATCGACTGTCTATTCCTGGTCAGGAACGGGGTGCCCTTCGACGTTGCCTTCAGCCTGCCGGAGGATGAGCGGCTGGCCTATGTGGTGGCGCTTGGCACAATCGCGGGTCACGTTTTCGATTGGCACAGCATGCGGTGGGTGGACCAGCAATGAGACTTGTCCGGGGTTTGCGTCAAGCGGACGAGCGGCTTAGCCGCCTCGACTTAGGACAGGTGGTCGCTGATTCGCTCGATTCCGCCGCTCGGGAACTCGAGTCCAAAGTCGTCGACGTTCTATCGATGGCACCCGGCCAGGATCATAGCGCGCCGTGGCTGCAGACGGGTGCGCTGCGCGCATCAATGAGCCACCACACAGACGGAATGATCGCCGTCGTCGGTTCGTCAAGCGATGTTGCAGTCGACCAAGAGCTTGGCACTAAGACCGATCCGCCGCGTTCGTTCCTGGCCTCTACTGCGGCAGGCGCCGCCGAAGATTTGGTGGCTGCAATAGCTGCCTCACTTGCGCGCCATCTCGCGGAACGTTGAGATGATCGACGCCTACACGATCGGCATCACACTCGCACTGGAAGACGGCGTCTCTGACGGTATCGAAGCGATCCGTCGGGACCTCGCACAACTGGATGCCGCCGTTGCCGACAGCACAGCCAGAATTCTCATGCTGCGCAGGCTCGCTGCGGATGCCGGCTTATCCGCTCCAGAAGGCCACAGCGCTCAAAGCGGCGTAATCTTCCAGCCATCAAAATCTGATCGGCAAGTAACGCCCCCTTCGCCCATGTCGACGGAAGTGCCAGCGACGGCAAAGTTGGCGGTGCCTCAGTCGCCGGCTGTCACTGCGTCCCCGATTGCGCCGGCCGCTACCAAATCCGATGTACCGGCAATAACGCCACGCGCTGTCCCTTCGTGGCCGGCCGATCCACCGGCGTCCATCTCTCCCGCTCCGCCGCAAGTTATCTACGCTCCAATTGCGCCTCCGGCCGTTCCGGCACCGACCAGAGAGCCGGTCTCGATCATACACGTCGCTGCACAGGCGCCCGCAGGACCGCTACCATCGCCGCCGTCGCCGACACCGGCGCCGCCACCCCCACCACCACCGCCGCCGTCGCGACAACCGCCACTGCCGCCGCTGCCGCTGCCGCTGCCGCCGAAGGAGGAAAGCCGACCGCTGGATTTCGCCGCCATTGCTCGCTCGTTGACGCCGCCTGCGCCGTCACCAACAACGTTGCCACCATCGCCGCGACCTGAACCCCTGATATCGTCCCCACCTGGACCCGAAGCACGGTCACCGTGGCTCGTTAAAGCATCCACATTGGCGTCGGTGTCCCCGCCGGCCGTTCCGCCGGCCAAGCCGGCAACTACGGTACCTATAGTGCCGCCTTCTTCGCCTCCCCCGCGAGCAATTAGCGTGGCAATTCCAACATCGACGCCTGCGCCACCGTCACCCGCAAGCGTCGCACCTGTTGCGCCGCTGGCCATTCCGATGCCCCTGGCTGTAAGTCCGCCTGTCATCGCACCGCGCAAACCACCGCCAGGCACTGACAAAGTGCCAGTGCCTGTAGCGGTCATTCCACCCCCGCGGACGAATGGCACGTCCGTCCCAGGACGACCGCCGCCGCCTCCACCTCCAGCCAATTCGGCATCTGCGCGTGAATCTCCGCCGCGGCCGACTCCAACCCTCTTGGCTGCCCCTCTGCCACCGTCGCCGAAGCCCAGTCAGCCCTTATCGCAGCCGGAAGTCGGCGCACCGTCCCAGCCCGAATGGCCTTCGCGCGGAGCTTCGGAGAAACTTCCACTATCCAGGGCTTCTCCTGTTCCGTCGCGTGCACAGGCCGATCCTGCCATCGAGAAGCCGGGTAAATCGACCGAACAGCGCCAGGCAGACACGGACTCGGCGTCCGAGGATCCCGTCCGTCCGGCGTACGCCGAAATCCATCTGGATGGTGCCGCGCTCGGGCGGTGGATGACACGGTACCTCGAGCGACAGGTAATGCGGCCGCAAGTTGGTACGACAGGATTCGATCAGCGCATGACGCCAAGCTGGCCGGGTGCCCCGATTGGCAATTAAACAGCAAATACCCAATCCGAAAGTCAATCGTGAGTATGCATCTCTTGGCACGAGCATGCCGGGCTAAATATGCCCGATGGCCTACCCGCCTGGATGGAGCGACTTGTGATGCCGAACACGACTCTACTACTAGGGCCAGTTATCTTTCAGGACTTCGAAGTTCCCTGCGGGATTAATTTTGGTGGAAAGCAGCGCCTGGCCGTGCATCGGCTTCCGGGTGGCGCAAGGGTGATCGATTCGCTCGGTCGTGACGATGCCGACATCACCTTTTCCGGCATTTTCTGCGGCGAAAACGCGACCCTACGGGCACGGTTGCTTGATGAGATGCGTGCCTCGGGCGCTCTTCTGCCTCTGACGTGGGATGTGTTTTTCTACACCGTCGTCATCGCACAGTTTCAGGCTAACTACTCTACCAGCAATTGGATACCCTATAGGATAATCTGCACGGTACTACGTGACGAGGCCAGTGCCTTGATACAGGCAGCGGTGTCGCTCGGCGCATCCGTCCTCAGCGACGTTGGGACCGCGATAAGCCAGGCATTGTCTGGTGGCGTCGATATCTCCTCTCTCCAATCGACGATATCTGATCCCTCGGCAACCACACGCGACACGGCAGCCTACAACGCCGCGCAGTCTGGTATTGCCGCCGTTCAGTCCGACTTGGCCAGTGCTGTCCATACTGCCGCAACAACCTTGCCGACCGACGCCATCACGTCGTCGGGCACTGCCGATAGTGGCGTGGCCAACCTGACAACCGCCGTCGGCGCATCGCAGCAGCTCAGTCAGCTTACGATTGCGCAGAGCTATGTGGGGCGCGCCGCTACCAATCTTGCAAACGCGAGCACGTGATCATGATGACGCTAACGATAGCCGGAGGCAATCTATTCCAGATTGCGGCGCAACAGCTTGGCGATGCCACACAATGGATCAGAATTGCGCAACTGAACGGAATTGATGATCCGATGTTGACTGGCGTGGTGACTATTCTCGTACCTGATATCGACCCAAACGCGGGCGGCGGCGTCGCTCCACAGTGACGACGTGAGCAACGCAATCTCGGGCATTGCCGGGACGTCAACGGACCTCGGCTTGGTCGGCTTGCTTACCGACGGCACATCCATCACGTCACCTTGGAGGGCTCCTCGCCTCCGGATTCTGGCCAATGGCACCGCTATCGAGGGCGCCGTCGAAGCGGAAGTGCTATCAAATAATCATTATGCGGCGGATCGATTCACCGCCGTTGTGGCCCTAGGTATCGATCTTTGGGCAACTGCCGCATATTGGGCCTCGCAGACCGACATCCTGCTTGATGTTCAATGCAGCCTGGATGGTGGCACCACTTACACCAGTCTGATTCAAGGGCTGAT